GAGATTCGGGAGGAAGTCCATCGGGTCCTGCCCAATTAACTGGGTCTCTTGGGTCGTTTCTGATAATAATCCCCCCTGCAACAATTGGTTCAGGGTGAGTTTGTTGCGGTAATGCAGTTCCATATAAGTGTACTCTACCATTATGCGGGCCTCCATTGTCGCGATTAATAAATCGGACAGCGATACTAGTTGTACCAGACTGTCTTCCCAACCCACTCCCCCAATTTATAAAATGTGGATTACCTATCCAAGGACCATAACTGCCTGCCACCCATTTATTTGCCACTCTCACTGTTTGGTTTGGTCGGTAGGCATTCTTTCTTCTTACTGAACCACCTCTCTTTGTTCTTTTTTTTCGTTTAAGTTTCCTTCTTTTACTTTTTTTATTAAATTTTCTTTTTCTAAATACCTTTTTTTTTCTAGTTTTATTCCTTCGTCTCTTTCTTGATTTGTAAATCCTTCTCATATAATATATATATATATATAGAATTAAAAACATAAATAAAAAATTATAATATTAAATATTATATATATATGCCTTATAGATCACTTACACACGGAAGAGTATATGATAATAATACATCATCATCTAATGGAGTAGCTAATAATGGACCACCAGTTGTTCAAAAAAATAAAGTAAACCCTAACCACCAATCATCATTATTTTATGCTAGAACGATATCTAGGAATTTCTTAATACCAAAAAATGCATTTGGAACAACGGAATATTCATCAGGCGAAGGAAAAGGTTTTCCTAATGCGACACCTCTAGGCGGTATAGGTTCTAGAAATGTGTTTGCTCGACGAGCTATTGCAAAAAAAGCAGCCACAGGTTCAAATCATGAGAAAAATTGCAATTGTACATTAACAGAACCAAAACAATTACGAAAATAATAATATATATCTTTCTAATGAATATATATTATGACTAGTTTAGCATCAAGTAAATCCTCTTCTGATGTAGATACAAGTTTGTCTACAACTTCAAGATTGAAAGATTTAAGAAAAGATCAAAGTGATAGTAAATCAGGAATTGAAGATATAATGATAGAATATCCTGCAACAATAAAAGCTAGAAAAAAACTAACCGCTGAAGGTAATTGTGATGATGCATTTATTGCTTATGTAAAACCTGGTGTTTATAGAAAAGAAAATGTAAAAGGTAAAGAAGTTATCAAAACGCTTCAGGAAAAAAGCGAAGTAGAAGGTAATTTTGTAGATTGTTTTAAAGTAGGTTTAAATTTTTTAACCGACCATGGAAAAAGTATAAAAACAGTTAAGAAATTATTACAATCTGACCCTAGAATCAGGTCAAAAAACAACAATGAAACAATACCTATATACATTATTAATGCGCATAGTTCTGTAGATCCTAGAATATCTTTAGAAGTTTATAATGAGGAAGAAGTATCAAAAAGGGCCCAAGAAAACGATAAGACTCCGGAAGCAATAATTAGAGAAGAAAGAGAATATAGTGTTATTGACCAGTTAGAATCGGGATTATTTAGCGTAAATATTGCTCCTTCACGATATAATGCAAAATATGGAGCAAGAACAGATTTTTTTAATACAAAACCTGATTCAAATGTTTTTGTAATTCAAACTTCTCCTGTAGGTTTTGATGGCACGTGTGGAGATAAAAATATGGCAAATTTTTTTTCAAGAGCAGCTAGTGATAATTATGATACATTTAGACAAACATTATTTTCAGGAAGATTTAGTGAATTATTTGATACTGACCAAGAAGGTGATGACGAAAAAAACAATATGTTTACGCCACCAGGATATTCTGTTTTAAATAAAACATATCAGTTTTTTGATGATGGAAATAAAGGTTGGGACAAGTGGGGTATTATAAAAATATCAGAAATTGCTTCTACTAGACCAATAGAGGCTTCTGAATTTATTTATCCAGATGGGCATATGTTAAAAACTAAAGCAGATAAACTAACTCAAATTCATCCCGAAACAAAAATGAAAAAAGATATTATTAGTTCTATTAAACAAGAAAGTGTAATTTCATTAAAAGAGATTGTTACCAAACTAGGTAAAGGTATATATATAGATTTAGGGTGTTCGGGTATGCCGGTTAAAGTATTTGACTATGAACTTAAAAAATATGCTTCTTTTGATCCAGATGGAGACATGCTTGACGAGTTTGGATATCCAAAATTTGAACAAGTAATGCCAATTTACAGTATAATTATGCGTGATTTTGCAGAAATGTCTTATTATCAAAAGTTAGCATGGCAAGATATAGTTTCTACATATTATGAAACTATGTTAGGTGAATCAAATGATACCGATAAAGATAATGTTTCTCTTATTATAAATAAAGAATTTTCAGAAGATTTAATAGAAAAAAGTAAACAACTTAAATTAGATATAACGGATGTTCAAAAAAGACATTATTTAGCTTCTTTTAAAACTGAAAAAATTGCTGAAACAAAGTATGATAACGCATATGTCGATGATAATGTTTCTGCTACAAGACAGACAACCGAGTTAGTTCCGGAGCTCACCACACTTCCCATTATCCCCACTGTTTCAGTAGAAGATCAATCAACTCCTCCACAGACTCCTAAAAAAGTTTCTGAAGATCCATCAGATTTAACAGACGATATGTTTATGGGGGCATTTGGTGGTAAAAGAAAAAAAAATACAAGAAAGAAAAAGAAAAAAGTAAAAAAGAAATCAAGAAAATATAAATAAATATAAAATTGATTTAAATATAATTTATTAAATATTAAATTAATAATGAAAATAAATGATGTAAGAAGTAAAAATCAAACAAAAAGAAAAAAAACAAAAAAAAACATAAAAAAAATGTGGAATGCTTTCGATGATGAAGAAGGTGTAAAACAAGATATAGAATGTTTATATGATAAACAAAAATTAAAAAAAAGAGAAAAATGTGATTTATGTCAATCAAGTGTAGCATTTGATGAAAAAAAAATGTTAGTTTGTACAAATGCAAAATGTGGAATTATTTATAAAGATTCATTGGATGAATCAGCTGAATGGAGATATTATGGGGCAGATGATAATAATATGCGTGATCCAACAAGATGTGGTATGCCAATAAATCCTTTATTGAAAGAATCCTCGTATGGATGTAAAGTAATTTGTAATAATAGATCAACATATGAAATGAGAAAAATAAGAAGATATACTGAGTGGCAAAGTATGCCGTATAAAGAAAAATCACAATATGATGAATTTGAAAAAATTAAAGCAATGTCAAAAGTTTCGGGAATACCAAAGATAATTATTGACGAAGCCTTAAGACAACACAAAAAGATATCAGAAATGAAAACATTTAGAGGTTGTAATAGATGCGGTGTTATAGCAGCAGCAGTTTATATTAGTTGTAGAATACATAATTATCCTAGAACAGCAAAAGAAATAGCAACTATATTTAATTTAGATAATACAAGTGCTACAAAAGGTTGTAAAAATGCAGTCCATTTGCTTAATGTAGATGAAAATGATAAACAAAATTCTATTCATTTTCATGAAACAAAACCTATTAATTTTATAGAAAGATATTGTAGTAGATTAAACCTAAATAAAGAATTAACAATGGTATGTAAATTTGTAGCAAATAAGATAGAAAAGGAACATATTATTCCGGAAAATACACCGCATTCTGTAGCAGCTGGTATTGTTTATTTCGTTGCGCAGACTTGTAATTTAAATATAAGTAAAAGAATGGTTAATAATTGTAGTAAGATTAGCGAAGTCACAATAAATAAGTGTTATAAAAAGTTAGAAAAAATTAAAAATAAATTAATACCTGATGTTATTTTAAAAAAATACGCGTTATAAAGTAAAAATTTTCATAATAATATTTAATATTATGAAAAATATATTTTATATTAATTTAGATGAAAGAAAAAAAAGAAAAGAAACATGTGAAAAACAGTTAAAACGATTAGAATGGACTTTTGAAAGATTTCCTGCTATAAAACATAAAAATGGTGCAATTGGATGTGCATTAAGCCATTTAAAAATTTTACAAAAGGCAAAAAAGGACAAATTAAAATATGTAATAATACTTGAAGACGATTTTGTAATAGTAGATATAGAAAAATTAAAAAAAGCATTTCAAATTTTTTTAAAACAAAAACCTTATTTTGATGTGTTAAAATTAGGAGCAAACCCGTTCCCTCCGTATAAAGAAATAACAAAAACATATTTAAATGTAAATTATTCTCAAACAACACATGCTTATATGGTTTTTGACCATTATTATGATGTATTAATTAAAAACTATAAAGAATCTATATATTTAATGAATAAATATGGTAATGGACCTATGGGAATTTTTTGTTGCGATGCATGGCAAAATACTTTAATACATAATAATAATCATACATGGTTGGTATTGTTGCCACTAACAATTACACAAAAAACAGATTATAGTGATATAGAGAAAAAAAAAGTAGATTACAGTAGGTCTTTACTAAGTCTTAAATTAGGTTCACATAATTATAGATATGAAGATGGTGTATTAACAGAAAAGGAAGTTTTTGAAAAGTTAGCAAGAAAAAAAATTTATATGTTATTAAATAATTATAAACGTTTTAAAAATGAATTAGATAATATTTAATCTTTTAGAATATCTTCAATCATTTTATTTCTAACATTTTTCCAATATTCTCCGCCTTTTATACCACCATTAAATGTTAATTGTCCGGGATGAAGTCTATATCTCAAAACAACATCTGGTATATTATAAATTTTACCATATGTTTTTAAAACTCTTAGTATTAAATCAAAGTCCTCACACATAGAATGTATAGAACTATCATAACCCCCACATTCCAATATTTTTGATTTTCTTAAATAATAAGTCGGGTGATTCATTACCCAATGCCTTTTACGCATTTTTTTATTTGTAGACCAATCTTTCCATGAAATATCTGTATGATGTGTTGTACCTCTATTTTGACTTTCTTCTGAGAACAGTTGGACTTGTGCCCCCATTAAAAAACAGTCATCTAGATGCTTTTGTAAAAATGTAAGTTGTTTTACAATTCTATCTTTTAACATAATGTCATCAGCGTCCATTCTAAAAACATGTTCAAAATAACAAGCTCTTAGTCCTTTATCCAATGTATAGCCTAGTCCTTTATTTTCTTCATTTTTAATGTAAGTTATTTTTAACCAACGACTAGTTTCAGCCAGATTTTGAATATGGGCTTCGAGTAATTTTGTATGTAATTGGTCTGAACCATCATTAACAATTACTATTTCAAATAACAACAATCCAATTTGTTCTTTTATTGATTGAAAACATTCTTGTATATAAGATGCCTTTGTATTATAAACTGGTATTAACATTGAAACTCCTTGTTGAGGTGGTTGTATATATTCAGGAATTTCAATATTATCTATTTTATCATAACTATTTTTTGTACTACCCCATTTTTGATGAGCATAGATTTTTTCATGCCCTTCATAAACTCTACCAGTATAATGTACGGGCAAAAAAAAGTGAGATGGAAAAATATGTATATCTTTTTGTAAATTATTTTCTTGTACAACTCTAGTCAAAAGTCCTGGACCAACAGAATACCAAGCTATTTTTTTATCTACACCGGGTATATTCTTATCTCTTAACATAACATCATTATTTTTAATCCATTCAACTGCCTTTTGAGGCACAATATGTTCCGGTGGAAATCCCATTGTACCGGTAGCTATTAATTCACCGCGTAAAAGTTCATTTTCATAACCAGCAAATGCCTTTTTTGATAAAATGTGTTTATCAAGAGGATTTAAACATATAGAATCCGCATCAATAAAAATTCCACCCATTTTTTTTAAGATTTCCCATCGCATAATATCTGCTTTCCCATTTATTTCAACTATATCATCTATTTTTTCTTGACAAGAAAAAATAAATTTTCTTTTTTTAATTTCTTCTTCATTCCAAAATATATATTCAAAATCTGGATGGGCATCTTTCCATGTATTCATTAAAATTTTTGGAGCGGATTTGTCTCCAATCCATAATTGATGAATAATTTTTGGTATCTTTGACATTTATATATATATATTAATATAATGTTTTTAAATAACTGTAAATTATAAATTAATATTTAAAATTCTGTATTATCAATATTAAAGGCATCTTGGTCCTTTGTACCTGAAGATAATGAGTACTCACCTACACGTTTTTCGAAAAAATTAGTTTTTCCTTCTAAGGAGATCATTTCCATGAAATCGAAAGGGTTAGCTGTTTTATATACTTTTTCATAACCTAACTGTACAATTAATCTATCAGCTACAAATTCAATATATTGTGACATTAATGTTGAATTCATACCAATAAGTTTACATGGGAGTGCTTCACATATGAATTCCTTTTCAATCTCTACTGCTTCTTTAATTAAAGATAAGACTTTCTTTTTTGAAGGTTTCTTTTCAAGTTTTGAAAATAAGAGTATTGCAAAGTCTGTATGCATACCTTCATCTCTTGAAATAAGCTCATTTGCAAATGTTAATCCTGGCATTAAACCTCTTTTTTTTAACCAGTAAATAGAACAAAATGCTCCGCTGAAAAATATACCTTCTACAACAGCAAAGGCTATAAGACGTGTGGCAAAAGATGAACGCTTATCATTTATCCATTTAATAGCCCAATCAGCTTTTTTTTTTATACATGGAAAATTTTCAATTGCATGAAACATTTTATGTTTCTCTTCCCTATCTTTAATATATGTATCTATAAGTAAACTATATGTT